TTTGCAAAGCCATATTTCTATTAGAGCTAATACCAATTATGGATTTAGAGTTCCAAAGGAACATGTGAGCCAAGATAAGCATCCGAGCAAGGTGCGTTTTTCCGTTTTGGCGTGCCACAAGCAAAGCACATGTCTTTCGAATGAATTCGCCATCCTTATCAACTTTGAGCATGTCGTCTAACACCCAACGCTGATAAGGAAGCAGCGGCATACCGATCCTCTCTGCAAGATCGGCCACTTCTTGTGATTTTGTAGCACCTTTAAGCAGGGGCGTGTGAATGCGAGGCTTTAACGCGCCTATAAGGGGCTTTTGTTTTGCCCCTCGTTTGATTGGTACCACATTGGTATTAACATCGCTCATAACGGCCTTTTACGGCTTCTCAAAGGGTGATTCAGGCACGCTTGTGGCCATCTCAGGGAGAGAAAGGTCAGGAAAGACAGGGGGGGTCGCCCCTCTGCTAAAAAAACGGCTTCCTTTTAATCGATTACATCGTGCACATATAGCCATTAGATTGTAATCATCAAACACATCGCCACCGGCAACTCTTGGAATGATGTGATCAACTTGATCAGCTTGTCCACCACATACATAGCATTCATAGCCATCTCTTTGTAATATTGATAAGCGTTTGTTCTTCCACTTCTTTGTACCTAATACCTTGTGTTTAGTACTCATTAATGCCAACCAAATCTATCAAAATGTTCTGCTGCCATACATGCATTAGGTTCATAGTTAACATATCCATATCTACTACCAATATAGCGCATATGCCATAGTATCTGTTCTCTAGCTGTAAGTGTTCTTACCTTAGGGTTCTTCATTTGGCCTAAGCCATAGTGGCTACCATTCTTAGCTTTATAATTCCAATTACTTTCTCTAATGATTAAGTAGTTATAACAATCAAACTGATCGTAAGTAATGAACTGATGATAAGCAAAAAGTTTAAGGTTCATAACTGAGTTATCCACAGCAACGGAATCAGTCTTTTCAAAGCAAATGATTTCTAAGAATATAAGGGTGCTAACTAGGGCGCACCTCGCGAGCCATCCCCTGCGGGGCTCGCGTTTCGGCTTTGGAAGCCGATACGATCTAGAGGGTATCATACTGATGCAAATCCTTTCAAGTTATCGCGTGTCGTGAGCGTGTTATTTAAGATCAATCAACATACATGTATAACAAGGTTTGTCATCAAACTGCCATGATCCACAACTGTTGCATCGTGATACCAAAGCATCTTTGTCAATTCTCTCAGCTAGATTCTTAGCCCCAACACATCCACAATTTTTACATTGATAAACACGAAATCCATCCGGTGCATCGTAACCATTAAGCCATATAAATTCAGTATTACGATCACAGCCATTACATTTAAATTTATCCATTTTTACCTGCCCATCCATCGCCCTTAAATATCGCTGGCGTTGCACTTAATTGTTTAACCATCGGTGTATCACATTTTGAACACGACACCGGATCAACTTGATGAAAGCCGTGGTGGATGGTATAAATACCACCACAGCCTTCACATTTATAGTCGTAAAACGGCATTTATGGAATTCTGTTAATGCAACCGCAGTTATAACATTTAAGCAGATCGCCCTCATGAAGTAATCTGTCATCGTTACACGCATCGCATTTCTCAGCTAGTCCTGTTGGTATGACTGAAACGCCATCATCGTCAAAGGTGGCTTTCAGTCCACTACCATCAATAATTTCTAAGTAACCCATTTATTCACCTCCTTTACCCGGCTCGGAATCATCTGGCCAATACCATGTGCCAGCAGCTGTAAGTTTTGCCCACCGTGCTTCACATTGATCAGGTTTTGCTGCACTACATACATAACCTGCATACGGTTTACCAGATGCTTTGGCTACGCCTTCTTTTTTTACCATATCACCATGCCTGCAAGTAAAACTAACATCGACCACTTCACCAATTTGAGAAATAGTCTCACCAACAGACCACTCAACTGGAGGAGTGCTTTCAGCACTAGCATTAGATTTCTGCTCCACAATATGTAACGCCATTTCCATTGCAGCTGATTTAGATCCGGGTGCAGAGTATTTAGGTTTGTATTCTGCACGATTTACCTTTTCCATTTCTGATCTAGATGGTCGTTTATTTTTAGCCGCGAAACCCGCATTTGCAAGCGCACGACCGATCGCTGAAGTCTCGCAATTCTCCAACGCAGAAGTAGCATTAACACCGCGATCTGTAATTGTTTCAGATGCGACACCAGAGGCACACGGTTTTGAATCTGCCTCGGTTTTGAATAATTTACAAACAACAATGAATCTAGTGTCTGTGTGTTCCAAGATCTCGGTTTCGATCCTTCCATCGGGATATATTCCATGCCATTTCTCCAATCTAGCTTCTACTGGTTCATAATCATCTAAGTTAAATGCCATTACTCACCTTCTCGCCATTGAAACTCACTGTCTTTTTCTGCTTCAATACACATTTTGTATATTGCCATGTATGCACAGATGTCCACGATACTGTCTTCGTGTCCAGGAGTTTCTGCCAACCGTGAGATCTTTTGTAAAACATTGATAATTGGAATGTCGTGAGGCATGATCGGAAAGTCAATGTATGCACTAACAGATTTTGCGATGCGTTCCATGTTATAGATTGCGTGGCCATATACGACACCGCGTTCGTGGACAAGGTTGGTTGCATTATTAAACAGCTGCTCAGTTGTTGTTGGCATCTGTTTTATTCTGAATCATCCGGCGGTGCATATCGAAGCCATCCTTGCGGCCAATCCAATACATCCGTTGTTTTCCGTTTTCGTGTACTGCGTATGCCCAGATGATTACAACCATAGTTGCTACCCACCATAGACCAGCTTCTTTTAGTGTCATTGTTAGCCCTTATCTATCCACACGCCCTGTGCAGATACATAAAGTATGACCTAAGGCAACGACCTTGGCTTAATTATTTTTGGCGTGTCTTATAACGATTAGATAACGCTAAGAGTTTCAAACGCATCGATATGATCATCAATCGTGCGTTCGATATAGTCGCTTTCACACTCCATAGGACTTGCTTAGAGCTGTAAATGAACCATCTTTGTTGATTGGAATCATGGTAGGAGTCATATTCTTGCCATCCCAATCCAAAATAACTATGCCCATTTGCCAGTTTGCAAGGCCTTTGGTATAAGAAGCCTTTGCCCTATTCATAAGGTTACCTGTTTCTATGCCATATAAAGGCCTGTAAGCCCCATATAAGCCCTCTGAGTAGGCTGACATACCTAGTCTATGGGTATGACCACATACAACGCTCTTACCAGCCCTCTTGGCTAGATTAAGGGCAGTCTGTCCAGCGTTAGAACTAATGTTGGCTTCATCTCCATGGGCAAGTATCCAACCCTTTTCAAACTCAAAAAATTGTTTATGGAATGTAATGCCCATTGATTCAAAATCCATGAACTTTGAGTATTGCAGTTCAGGTAGGCTAATTAAGCCAGGTACTTTTAATAAAGTGTTATAAAGGCGATCAGTATGATTAGACCGGATAATATGAGCTTCTCGGCTGTGCTCTGTGAGAGCCCAAAGGATTTCCTGAGTAGCTGTGCGATCATCATCCAAAGTTTGTTGATAAGCCAAAGGTGTTTTCTCAGCCCAACGGCTAATGGTTTGAAAGTCAATCTCATCACCAACACATAGTACGCTATCAAATCTCTCGCGTTTCGCAAGGCGGATAACATTCTTTACAGCTGTCTCATGGTGGTATGGAATTTGCAGATCACTTATTACTAAGTATCGCTTAATCGTCATCCTCATCGTCAGTTGGATCTATGGAAGGAATAATCCCACCATCGCCTACGACCCAATCAGGAAAAGTCTTATGCTCGGTCATTAGCCAGAAGGCGTGTTCTGGTGTAAAGCCCGCTTTCCGAGCTGCTTTATAACATTCATGCAAGGCCATGTAATGCTGATCTATTTTGCTTAATGGCTCAGGAGAATGGCGAACTATACGCCTGTTAATCTTTTTGCGTTTAGAAGGCTTGCGTGTGTTCGCCATGATTAAAATTATGACTTACTAATTAAAATAAAAAGATCATCGACACGCTTCTCCAAGCGATTGATTTGATCCTTTATTGATGAACCACCATTAGGTCGTAATTCAGCTAGATAAGATTTAATAACCCAGCGTAGAGCCAGCAATAAAGTTGTGGTTACGGTGCATGCGCCAACGGCAATAGCCACCCAATCGTTTGCAGACATTACTCAGCATTTACACCTAGATCAGTATCTTTAGGATCTAAGGCTTTAATAAGGGGTGCTACAACAGCACCTAAGAGGACAGAGTATTCAGGGCGCATATTTCCAGCAATAGCAAGTGCAACTGTAATTCCAGATGCTGCTACAGCTCTTAAATATGACTTTAAGGCAGCCTTTGATTTTTTATTAAGTTTCATATTTTTCCCCCGATTAGTGGTATTTGGAAGTATGTATTGTCTTGATCGCCCAATTTTGTAAAACTAATATGGATGTGATGATCGTGCATATTGATGCCCTTGTAATCACGCCATGCCCAACCTGCTTTAGGACTTGCTATTTTGCCTTTATGAATTATGTAAGAAATGCGTTTATCGGTTTCTGCGTGATCCCTGAGCTGGTCAGCAAGATACAGCGAGAGCCCCTTTTGTGTACCCAAGTCAGAATCAATATCAATGGCTCGGACACACCCCTCGATGTCTGGATTGTGATCTGACACTCTTGCGGAATGGCGAGAATCACCCACCCATCCATCACTTTTACGATCCCGATCCGGGAACCAATCATCGATCTGCTCCCTCAGCTGTACGCCAGCTTTGCATAACCAAGGTGTCAATTTATTGTTGCCATTACCATCATGGTTGCAGTACCGGATGAAACTATTCCATAAAGAGCTTCATTATCAGATAATTGCATAGTTAATTTATCGCCATTATCCATGCGGTATCCAGTACTTGTAGTTACATCTGAATTGCCTAAATAAATAGTTCCAGATGATGAATGAAGGTAAACAACTTGATCTGCTCTATTGGCTGTTACCAATAATGTAGCTGTAGTTGTTACTGTTTTTTGTGATGTATTAGGCAAGTGATATCTCCTTTGTATTGTGATCCTCGTTAGTGCAATCCCATTTAGCAGCTTTAGCATTTAATACTGCCTCTGCATGGCATTTAGGTTGAATAAAAATATCCTCTAAAGGTAAATAGACCATCGATATACCTGCGTAATTACCTCTAATTTTGCCATTATATGAAGTTCGCTTACAGTTCTGACCTCTAAAATTACCATACCAAGTTTCAGGATCTAATCCTTCAATGGTTTCAGTTTCATCAATACCTACAATAACCTCAGTAACAATATTGTTTTTATCTAAAAATGCGTAATGTGCCATTATGTCCAACTCACATTTCCAGTACCAGCAGTTATTGTTGTAATTTTGGCAGTACTAGTTGTTGTTGTTGATCCTGTCAAACCAGAACCAATAGTTATTGTTAAACTAATTGGATAACTAAGAATAACAACTCCTGAACCACCATTACCGGCGTTAGAATTAACCCAAGAACCACCACCACCCGAACCAGTATTAGCTGTTGCGCTAGTTGCGGATGAAACTGCAAATTTTGCACCATCACCAGCACCACCACCGCCACCAGTTCCTGCCGTTCCTGAACTTGCGGAACCACCACCGCCACCGGCGCGAGCTACTGAAGAACCTGTTATTGAATTAGAAGTTGCAGTTCCACCATTGCCGCCGTTTTCAGTTGTAGTTCCGTTATATCCTCGTGCTGATGATCCACCGCCACCACCACCGCCTGATGCATTAACATTTGTGCTTACACCATCACCACCTTCAAAACCTTGTCCAGAAGTTTTATTTCCACCATATGTAGTTGTATTGCCACCTGAAGCGGAAGCGCCACCACCTGAACCACCACTATAACCATTTTGATTAAACCCAGTACCGCCACCAGTACCGCCACCAATCATAGTATCTGTGTTAAAAATTGAGTTAGAACCATTTGTTCCTAAACCATTGGGAACTCCACCAGAACCACCAGCACCTACCGTTACTGAATAATTAGTTGATAAAGCATAACTAAAATTTGTAACATATTTGTAACCACCAGCGCCGCCACCACCGCCAGTAAAAACAGAACCACCACCACCACCGGCAATTACTAAATAATCAATTTGAGTCACTAAGGGCGGCGATGACACTTGATATAGTGAAGCTGCAACTATATTACCAATCATTATGCAACCGCTCCAACAATTACCCATGTATCTGTACCTGTTTTAATACAAGCTGCTGATTTATATTGTGCAAGAGTTGGTTGAGCAGGGGTAGTGCCAGCACTTACAACTGTTGTAGTTCCAGAAGTTACGGCGCTAATTGTGCAAGTACCTGCACCAAGATTTAATACTGTGATACAAGTACCTGTTGAAAATGCAACAGATGCGTTGGTAGGAATCTTAAAAGCATTGGCTGATGCGTTATTCATTGTTACCAATACTTGATATTGATCTGTTGATACAGCTGTATAAGTTGTACCTGTTTGAGTGTTTGTGGTAAATGCTACAAGGCCATTAAACATGCCTGATGTGAGAACATCACCGGTTGCTGCTGGAAATCCTGTTGCCATTTGTTACTCCTTAGTAGCTTAGTGTATTGGTACCTAGTACCCCATACAAGCTAGATCCAATTATGAATCCATCTATTATAGGCTCTAGGGTGGTAAAAGTTGTTTTCCATGAGTTTACAGATATTGAGTGTTGAACGCCAAATACCTGCAAAGTCTTAGTAAGTGTTGATGTGCCAGTTGCCGCTGGCTGGGTAGTCGTAATAGTTACTGGATCAAAAAAATCAAGATTTAAGGCTGCAATAGTTCCAGCCGTATAACTAGGAGCATAAAGATCAAGGGTAATGGCATCACATCGAACTGTAGTTTCAGCACGGCTTGCAACATAGGCTCTAGCATAATTAAGGGCATCTGTTGTGGTCTGCATAAGAAGATCGGTTTGCGTATAACCATGGGTAAAATACTTGGCCACGCTTGCATCATTTACTGCGGATTGAACCGCAAGACCAGTTGCAGTTATAAATGCTTTATTAAAAATCTGAGCATCATTAAGAAGCCACATAGCATTAAAGTATGAGATGCCTGTGCCATTATCGTTAAAAACTACAGCTGTGCCATTAACAGATGAGGTAGCGGTTAGGCGATCTTTGAATACAGCATTACCAACAGCATCCATATAAAATGCGCCATACTCGCTAAGTTGAACTGTTTGACATGCTCCTAAAACTGTGCGACCAGTTCCCGGATCTGCTTGTAATGTAGTTTGTCCTGCATCTATTGACCTTTGAGAATTAGGCCATGAAACTTGATCTAATAATTTATTGATTCTAGTCCCTGATAATTGACCAGCACCTGAATCTGTAACTGTAGTTATTTGAGCATTGGAAAGAAGTCTTAATCCATCTACAGCTGTAATAGTTGTATAAACTACTTCTCCTACATTCTTAGGTGTTGAAGTGCTATACCCTGTAATATAACCAGCAAATATTGGATAAGTTACTCCTAAATAAGTTGCAGTTATCGATACTTTACGCATTGGATTAAGAAGGTTATAATAGGGCCCGGTTGTATTTTGTGGGTTAAAATCACCGTTCATATCAACAATACGCATTGATAGTGTTCCTGTATTAAATTGATCGGCTAAAGCATTACGACCTCTAGATGTTTGTAATTGATCTACTTGATCTGATACATCAACAATAACTCCAGCAGAATCTGCTAAAACATTTGTTCCAAATATACCTGATCCAATTATAAAAGCATTAGCAAATGCTGGCCCGGTAGAAAAATTGATAGTTGCATTAACTGTAGGAATAGCCATTATAGAGATCCTGCGGGTGTTTGATTCAATCCATTCTTTTGATTCATTAGGAATGAGTTATAAATCAATTGGCCAAATTCTCCGGCATTAGGGGCTAATTCTAAAGTAATTTCTACTGGGGTTGAGTTAATTGCACCAGTATTACCGCCTGCTTGACCAAATGGAGTTCCTACAAATGATGTTGCATTGGTACTAACATTACTTGCTGCTGCTATTGCAGCACTATTGGTTGCGCCATAAGCATTAACTGGATTGTATAATGCAAGTCTTGCAAATGCTGCGGATGCGCCATCTACCAATAAATTGCCAGCTTTAGCAGCATCATTAGCTAATTTTTTCATGGCTTCTGCTGCGTTTAATTCAGCAAGATATTTACTAGCCAAAGCCTGATTATTATCTAATATTGCCAATTGAGATTTTAAGCGAAGTTTAGTTTCTTCATCTGTGGCAGAATTAAGAGCAGCAGTTAAACTTATGCGTTCTAAATCAAATTGATCTTTAAGTTTATCTACTGCAGTTTTAGTAGCATTAGATTTTGTAAGGATAGCCAATTCAGACTTACGAGCTGCAGTAGTTTTGATGCTTAATTGATAATCTTTAACTCTAGTGTCAGCAGATTGTTGTGTACCTTTTAATTCAGATTTTAATTGATATTTGCCATCAACTTTAACAACATTACCTGGTATTACTGTGCTAATAAGTCTTGCTATGCTATTAAAAGCACCAGCAATAACATCTGCGCTTTTAACCATATTGGCAGTAAAAGTATTGATTGAGGTATCACCCGATAAGGTTTTAAGCGCATCCAATAAGCCCTTGCCGATAGCCTCTTTGGATTGATCTACGGCAACTGTAAGTTTGTTTATTTCTCCAACATAGCCAGTTGCAGCAGCTGCGGCTTGTCCTGAAAATGTGGCGTTTAATTGTTTTTGAACATCAACAAATTTAGCACCTTTTAATTGAGTTTTGCTTAATCCAATGCCTAATCTAGATAATGCGGTAGTGTCATTTAGATAAGCTTTAGATAATGTTGTTGATACCTCAGTTAAATCTTTGCCTGTGGCTGCTGATATATCCATAGCAGTCTGAAATATGCTTTGTGCTTCACTAACATTTTTAGTAGCAACAAGTAATCTTTGAAAGCCGGGAATAAGGTTTTCGTCTACTATGCCATATTGCAATTCTAACTTTTTAATATAATCTGAAATAGCAGGTTGTTGGTAAGATAAACCAAGGTTATCTACTGTGGTTCTAAGTTGAGCAGCGGCCTTTTCGGATGCTATAAAAGCGTTAACTGATGCTTTGCCAAATTGAAGTAATTTATATCCAGCAAAGGTTTTAGCAAAGGTTTTGCCTAACTTCTTTACATTTTTGTCAAATGCTGATATTTCTTTTGAGCCTTTTTTAAGGCCTGAGTTATCCCATGTGGATAATGCGGATACAACTAAATTGGCCATTATGCCGCCTTCTTAAATGCTGCAATTAATTCTGTTTCACGATTAAATCTAGTAGCCACTCTTTCAATTGCCTTAACAACCAAGGGATATACTCGACCTTGATCCTCAGCCCATGCACGATAAAGGGCTCGACCTCTTTGTTTTTCAATTCCAACTAAATCTCCACCTAAGGAATTAATAAATTGCTTGCCAGCGTTAGGGTTATTGGAGTTTGAAAATGCGTGTGATCCACGCAATTTCTTACCACCCCATGGCTGACCTTGTGGATTCTTACGACCAGCAGTCTCATAGATAGCACCAGCTGCAGAAGTATTGGCAATATAAAATATTGCTCTAAATCCTGAGTTGTTTTTTTTATTTTGTCCTTCACGATAAACAATTCCTTTTTGAGCAACTGATTGATCGTATTTAGGAAATGGTCTGTAATTTAATATGTCTGATCCATATTGTTTAGTCCAACCAGATAACATCTGGCCATTACTAGGTAAATATCCTCTAGCTGTGTTACGAATAGGCAACATGGCAGTTTTAATCTCCATGCGCATTTCTTTGTTTAATTCAGGATCAACATTCTTCATAGCCTTTTGGAGTTGTTTAACGCCGCTTACTACGACTGGCATTTCTGATCTCCTTTGCTCGATCCTGCAAGACA